ATATAATTTATCAAAAATATTCTACAAAAAAAGGCGCAATAAAATTTCAAAAAGAATTTGCGCAAAGAATATCAGGCAGATGCTTAGAATTAGGCATGAAAGAATATCATCCAAGTAAGGCTATATTTGGCGATATATTAGTGAAACATAATGAAAATTGGGACTCATGTCATATTTGTGTTGGTAGTAAGATGGCATCTGTAGATGAACAAATAGGTACAGCAATTTTGCCAATATCTGATTTTAACGATTTTGACTCTGCATATAGATTTAGCAATGAAAATTAGAAACATAATATTTTTTATAACAGCATTATTTTTTACAGGTAGTGTTTTTGCTTTACCAGCATTAGCACCTGTATTCGCTGGTATTGGCTCTTTAGTAGTAGGTTCTGCTGTAGCTGGTTCACTTACTGCTGGTGCATTAATAGCCATCGGTGTAGCTACAGTAGTTGTTGGTGCTTACGCTGGAAGTCAATTACTAGGTGCTATGAGCATGGACTTTCCTGATAATATGTCAGCACAAGCACGTTCAGCTTTAGCGAATCAACAAGGTTCAACCAATCCTTTGCCTGTTATTTATGGTGAAAGAAGAGTAGGTGGTACACCAATTTTTTATCATGTATCAGGTGCAGATAATGAGTTTCTTCACGTGGTATATGCAATCGCAGAAGGTGAGATACAAGGTGTAAGCCAAGTCTATTTGAATAATGACAAAGTAAATACTACTCCTGATTTATATGATACATCTCTAACAGATATAATTATAAATGAGGGTGAAGGTGGGAATATAACTCACTTTCCTACTGAAAATATTCATAAACCAAAATACGAAGGCATAGTTAAATATGAAATTTACAATGGCACAACAACACAAACAGCAGATCAAGATTTAATCTCAGAAACCAATGGTGCTTGGACTTCATCTGATAGATTGCAAGGTGTTGCCTATGCAATTGTAAGGTTCAAGTTTGAACCTGAAGTATTTGGTAATACAGGAATACCACAAGTAAATTTTGATGTCATTGGTAAAAAAACAAGAAGCACAACATCAGGTGGAACTACATATAAAGTATTTAGTGATAATCCAGCAGACTGCATTGAAGATTATTTAACTAATACCATTTATGGTAGATCAATACCAAGTTCACAAATTGACACAACATCATTTACTACCGCAAGAAATATTTGTGATACCGAAGTTACAGTAGGAGATAAAACACAAAAGAAATATACCTGTAATGGCATACTCAATACCAATAATAAAGCCTTAGATAATATTGAAAAACTTCTTACATCTTGCAGAGGTTCTTTAATATTTACAGGGGGTAAATACAAATTATTGATTGATGATACAGGTACAGCAGTACAAACTTTTGACGAAGATAATATTGTTGGTGCTTTTGAATTAGCTTTGGGTGGTAAAGAATACAAAGCCAATAAAGTAAGAGCAAACTTCTTTAACAAGAATCGTGATATGCAAGGTGATTTTGCCATTGTCGAAAGTTCAACATTTAAAACAGAGGATAATGGTTTGAGTCTTGAAAGAGCCATAGAACTTCCATTTACAGATCAAATGGAAAGGGCGCAAATGATTTCTACAATCAATATGAAACAATCAAGACAATCATTGGTCTTTAAATTTACATCAACCATTGTTGGACTTAGAGCAGAAATAGGAGATGTAGTTTTTATTTCATTAGAATCTTTAGGATGGAATACTCTAAATTCTAATCAAGGTAAGAAGTTCAAGATTATGAAACTTGCTATAAAAAATAATGATGAAGTAGATATTACCGCAAGAGAATACGATGATGATGTTTATGATTTTGGTTTGATACAAGCAGAAGATACTTCGCCAAATACAAACTTACCTAATTTTTCATCTGTAGATAAACCAACAATAACTGCTCCTTCAGAAGAATTGATTACTATACCACCAACATTATTTAATAGAGTTACTATCAATTGGACACAACCAAATAAATCTTCTGTCGAATCTTATGAGATAGGTATTAATAGACTGAACTCAGTACGTTTTGCCAATAAAGCTAGTTATGATTTTGAAGGTAGAAGTGTAACCGAAAGTTTTACCATTGATAAATTAGAGGAAGGTCAATACTTTGTAGCTGTAAGAGCAAAAAACAGATTAGGAGTTTACTCTGATTTTGCTACAGAGATATTTGAGGTCAAAGGTTTTTCTGTTCTACCTAAAGTAAATACACCAGCAATAAATTTTGTTACAGAAGAATTATTTACTACCACACAAGGTTCAGGTGTAAAAGCAAAAGCCATATTAACCTTTGGCACATCAGTTAATACAGAATGGGAAGATTTAGGAGTTACCATAGATCATTATGACGTTGAATTTAAAAAATCTACAGAAGCATCTTTTCAAGGTGCTGGAACATCACAAGGAACTAATTTTGAATTCTTTGACATTGAACCAGCGTTGTATGAATTTAGAGTAAGAGCAGTAAATACTGTTGGTGTGGCATCAGAATTTTCATCTACTACACAAAGAATCTATGGACTAACCGCAGTACCTTCTGATGTAAGCAATTTATTTTTAAGAGCAGATTCTAATACCGCTACTTTAAGTTGGACACCTACAACAGATTTAGATGTAAAGATTGGCGGTTTTTATGAGATAAGACATAACTCATTAACATCAGGTGCAGTTTGGGCGCAATCAACGCAAATAGGTGAAGCTGTATCAGGTATAGCAAATTCAACAGAAGTGCCATTGTTAGTTGGTACTTATCTAATCAAAGCTGTTGATTCTACAGGTGTTAAATCTACTAACGCCACAACAGTTGTGAATACAGTTACGCCTGATTTATTTCAATCACAAGTATTTTTGACTAGAACAGAAAATCCATCTTTTAGCGGAACTAAATCAAATATGGTAGTAACTGACGATAATACATTGAAATTAGAAGCAGATACTTTGTTTGATTCTTTAGGATTGATTGATGAAGTTGGATTGATTGATGCTGCTGGTGGTGTAGATTTATCAGGCACTTATGATTTTGCAAATATTATAGATACAGGTATATCAGCACAATCCTATAGATTAAGTTCTGCCTTTGCTTTTACCACCAATTCTACGTCCGACTTTATAGATACACGTTCAGGAAATATTGATGATTATGAATCTTTTGATGCAAATACTTTTGATGATGTAGAAGTGCAGTTGCAAATAGCCACGACAAATGATGATCCTAGCGGTTCACCAACTTTTACAGATTTTCAAAACTTTAGAATCGGTAATTATTATGGTCGTGCTTTTAAATTTAGATTGTTAGTAACATCAGGTGATGTAACACACCAAGTTTATATATCGTCTTTGTCTGCAACTTTAGAAGCCTTTCAAAAAATAGATACGCAACAATTAACATCAAGTACAAGTGCTTTAGGTGTTACTTTCGGTGAAGGATTTTTAGTTACTCCAAAAATTGCTGTTACTGCACAGAATATGGCAAGTGGAGATTTTTATGAAATAACAAGTGTGTCTAGCACAGGTTTTACAATTACTTTCAAGAACAGTAGTGGTACAATTGTCGCTAGAACATTTGACTATATAGCAAGAGGTTTTTAATGGCTCAACACGATTACGATATAGCTAACCAATCAGGTGCAAACTTTAGAGCAGACTTGAATAATGCTTTAGATGCTATTGTGTCTAACAACTCAGGTTCATCTGAACCTTCAACAACATTTGCTTATGAATGGTGGATTGATACATCTGCTAATGTATTGAAGCTAAGAAATTCTGCAAACAATGCTTGGATTACTTTGCCTTTATCAATTACCGCAGACAATTCAACATCAGGTGCTTTAACAGTAAATGGTAATTTGAGCACTACAGGAACTTTAGATGTAAATGGTGGTGAAGTAATTTTAGATGCTGATGCTGATACATCAATTACTGCTGATTCTGATGACCAGATAGATTTTAGAGTAGGTGCCGTAGATGTAATGACTTTAACAAATAGTCATTTAGTTTTAAAAGGAACAACTCCAAAAATTACTATTGGAGATGGTGGCGCAGAAGATACCGCTTTAATTTTTGATGGTAATGCACAAGATTTTTATATTGGATTAGATGATTCTGCTGATGATTTAATTATTGGTAAAGGCTCAACTGTTGGTACAACACCAGCAATCATAATTGATGAAAATTTAAAAGTTGGTATTGGTGCTGTTACTCCTCAAACTTCTTTACACATCAGAACACAAGAAGCCACATCAAATCATAATTCAGGTGGTGGTTTTGCTCTAACAAGTAACGCAACTGCTGGTAGTAGAAGAGTCGAACTTTTTTTAGATGCAGATAATGGTAATTTCAGCACAAGTTCTGATGGTGCTTATGCTTATCTAGAAAAAATTGGTGGTGGTGGTAATTTTAATATTAGAAATCAAGATAATTCACCTATTGCTTTTTTTCAAAGTAGTAGTGAAAGAATGAGAATTGATTCTTCTGGTAATGTGTTTGTAGGTGCTACATCAACAGGCGGTACAATTGCAGCAAAAATTGAAGCTAATGGTGGTACTGATGGTAGGTGTATGCAAACAAAAGTAACAGGCACAGGTTCAGCTAATGCAATAACATTTAATAATGGAAATGGTCAAGTTGGATTTATTGCCACTTCTGGTTCATCAACTACTTATGGTACTTCGTCTGATTATAGACTTAAAGAAAATGTAATAGATATGACTAATGCTATAAGTAGAGTTAAAGAATTACAGCCAAAAAGATTTAATTTTACAGCAGATGCAGAAACAACTCTAGATGGTTTTTTAGCACACGAAGTTTCTGATGTAGTTCCAGAAGCTATTACAGGTGAGAAAGATGATATTGATGATGATGGCAATCCTATATATCAAGGTATAGACCAAAGCAAATTAGTACCTTTACTAACTAAAGCTATCCAAGAGCAACAAGACATCATAGAAGATTTAAAAACTAGAATAGAAACATTAGAGGGATAAGATGGCAATAAATTATACTTGGGATTGTAAAACTGTAGATGTAAAAACAATTGATGGTAATGAAGATACTGTCTTTAATGTGCATTGGAGATTAACAGGAACAGATGATGCTAATAATGCTAGTACAGTATATGGCACACAAATTTTAGATACTTCTGATTTATCTAGCTTTACTGCTTTTGCTGATTTAACCAATGATCAAATCACAGGTTGGGTTGAATCCGCTATAGGTGAGGATGAAGTTACAGAATTAAAAACTAATGTAAGCAATCAAATAGCTGAATTAGTAACACCAACACAAGAAACAAAAACAATAGGAGAATAATATGTCAGATATACAAGTTAGAAACGATAATGGCGAGGTTGAAGAATATAACAAAGAAGATATGACCGATAAACAAAGAAGTTTATTTGATGATCTCCTAGCCTTGCAACAAAGATGTGTAGAGATTGAACCAATGGCTAGAGAATTTGCCGACAAAAAACAATTGGTTGATCTGAAATCAAAGTCTTTATTAGAAAGCCTTAGAGGTATAGGAAATGCCGAGAAAGAAAGCGACAGCGAAACCAAGACCATCGACTAAAAAGCCAACTGTTGAACAGGTAGCTAATTCTTTGGACAGACATGAAAAGGTTTGTGAACAAAAGTGGAAGGAGAATTTTCGTAGGTTAGATACAATAGAATCTGACATTAATTTACAAAATACTAGATTATGGCAAGTAGCTGGTATTGTTATCACGCTTCTTACATCTTTAGTTATCAATGCCTTCTTCATGTAGAATGAATCTTGAGCAATATTATGTTGAAATATCAATATTTCTAGCAAGTGTCTTAGGCGGTCTTGCTCTTAAAGATTATTCTGTATCTTTTATCAAAGGTTTAAAATTCAAAC